ATGGTTACGCCAGACTATCAAATATGCTGATTGAGGCTTATTCAGGCGCAGATCTGACCAAGCGACAGTTTAAAGTGCTGCTTGCCATTCTGCGTAAAACCTATGGGTGGAATAAACCAATGGACAGAATCACCGATTCTCAACTTAGCGAGATTACAAAGTTACCTGTCAAACGGTGCAATGAAGCCAAGTTAGAACTCGTCAGAATGAATATTATCAAGCAGCAAGGCGGCATGTTTGGACCAAATAAAAACATCTCAGAATGGTGCATCCCTCAAAACGAGGGAGGTTCCCCTAAAATGAGGGACATCCCTCAAAACGAGGGAAAATCCCCTAAAACGAGGGATAAAACATCCCTCAAATTAGGGGATTGCTATCCCTCAAAACAGGGGGACACAAAAGACACTATTACAAAAGAAAAAAGAAAAGATTATTCGTCCGAGAATTCTGGCGAATCCTCTGACCAGCCAGAAAACGATCTTTCTGTGGTGAAACCGGATGCTGCAATTCAGAGCGGCAGCAAGTGGGGGACAGCAGAAGACCTGACCGCCGCAGAGTGGATGTTTGACATGGTGAAGACCATCGCGCCATCAGCCAGAAAACCGAATTTTGCAGGGTGGGCTAACGATATCCGCCTGATGCGTGAACGTGACGGACGTAACCACCGCGACATGTGCGTGCTGTTCCGCTGGGCATGCCAGGACAACTTCTGGTCCGGTAACGTGCTGAGCCCGGCCAAACTCCGCGATAAGTGGACCCAACTCGAATCAACCGTAACAAGCAACAGGCAGGCGTGACAGCCAGCAAACCAAAACTCGACCTGACAAACACAGACTGGAGTTTACGGGGTGGATCTATGAAAAACATCGCCGCACAGATGGTTAACTTTGACCGTGAGCAGATGCGTCGGATCGCCAACAACATGCCGGAACAGTACGACGAAAAGCCGCAGGTACAGCAGGTAGCGCAGATCATCAACGGTGTGTTCAGCCAGTTACTGGCAACTTTCCCGGCGAGTCTGGCTAACCGTGACCAGAACGAAGTGAACGAAATCCGCCGCCAGTGGGTTCTGGCTTTCCGGGAAAACGGGATCACCTCGATGGAACAGGTTAACGCAGGAATGCGCGTAGCCCGTCGGCAGAATCGACCATTTCTTCCATCACCCGGGCAGTTTGTTGCATGGTGCCGGGAAGAAGCATCCGTTATCGCCGGACTGCCAAACGTCAGCGAGCTGGTTGATATGGTTTACGAGTATTGCCGGAAGCGAGGCCTGTATCCGGATGCAGAGTCTTATCCGTGGAAATCGAACGCGCACTACTGGCTGGTTACCAACCTGTACCAGAACATGCGGGCCAATGCGCTGACTGACGCGGAATTACGACGCAAGGCTGCCGATGAACTGACCTGTATGACAGCGCGAATTAACCGTGGTGAGACGATACCTGAACCAGTAAAACAACTTCCTGTCATGGGCGGCAGACCTCTAAATCGTGTTCAGGCGCTGGCGAAGATCGCAGAAATTAAGCTAAGTTCGGACTGAAAGGAGCAAGTGTATGACGGGCAAAGAGGCAATTATTCATTACCTGGGGACGCATAATAGCTTCTGTGCGCCGGACGTTGCCGCGCTAACAGGCGCAACAGTAACCAGCATAAATCAGGCCGCAGCTAAAATGGCACGGGCAGGTCTTCTGGTTATCGAAGGTAAGGTCTGGCGAACGGTGTATTACCGGTTTGCTACCAGGGAAGAACGGGAAGGAAAGGTGAGCACGAACCTGATTTTTAAGGAGTGTCGCCAGAGTGCAGCGATGAAACGGGTATTGGCGGTATATGGAGTTAAAAGATGACCATCTACATCACTGAGCTAATAACAGGCCTGCTGGTAATCGCAGGCCTTTTTATTTGGGGGAGAGGGAAGTGAACGATAGCTACCGACAGTTTGAAAACTGGTGGTCAAAAGACAAAAGCCAGTTCACGGGAGACGATGAATTAAAAGAGTTTGCCTGGGTGATATGGCAGGCATCGCGCTCTGCTATTGAACTGGATATCGACTGGCCCGAATCGAATGACGACCTTTGGAAAGATGGTGAAGAAGGTGCTTATGCGATGGGTTATGAGGATGGGCGTGACAAAACGGTAATTGCAGTAATGAAAGCCATCAGGGCCGCAGGAATCAAAGAAAAGAATTTCGATTAAGCAAATATCACTTCAATAAATCGCTTTTAAGGCATCACAATCGCTCTGTGGTGAGGTAAGCACGTGCAAGGTATGCCGATAAGCAGCGAGAATGAAAAATGCGTCAGAATGCGTTTGAGGAGGTTTTAAGAAATGAGTACGATAGCTGAGCTTGTCAGGGCTAATTTTCGTGAAGAGTTGGTGCGTTGGTATCGGTATCGTTCATCGTCCAGTTTGCCGCTTGATGAGTTGTATGAGCATTCACCTGCCGCACGACGCTATCCGCGTGACCGTGTTCTTCGACGGTTGTTCAAACTCAACAATGAGTTTCAGCGCAACAGAATTATCCGGAGTCTGGATTTTAAGTGAAGGAGTGAGCATGAGCGACCTATCATTAACCCAGCCAAAGCTAAAAGAATGTCCGTTTTGCGGCGGTAATGCTCGTCTGTGGGTTGAGGCCGGAATAAATATTGATGTGTGGGGCTATGCAGAATGTGACCTCTGTGAAGCCAGGGGGGCATGGGCACCATCAGTTGCTGCGGCGGCTGAAAAATGGAACCGGAGAGCAGGAGATGAAGCAAACCTTTCTGCTTCGCAACGAAGCAATCAGAAATAACGCCATAGACGCCATTCTCTCACTACCCATCGACGACAAGTCACCCCACGAAGTCCACGTTAAAGAACCCAGGCGCAGCAAAGCGCAGAATGACCGTATGTGGCCGATGCTGAACGATGTTTCGCGTCAGGTGCTATGGCATGGTCAACGGCTGGCGCCGGAAGACTGGAAAGACCTGTTCACTGCCCTGTGGCTTAAGACCAAAAAACTGGAGCAACGAAGTGTGCCTGGTATCGACGGTGGCGTTGTCATGCTTGGCGTGCGTACCAGCAAAATGCGGAAGGCCAGCATGACTGAGCTTATCGAAATCATGTTCTGGTTCGGCTCAGAGCGCAACGTGCGGTGGAGTGATGACTCCCGGCGAGAGTATGAATGGTCACAACGAAAAGGTAGGGCTGCATGACTATCAAATCAAATACGCCAGCACACGACAAGGACTGCTGGCAAACGCCGCTCTGGCTTTTTGATGCACTGGATATTGAGTTTGGATTCTGGCTGGATTCAGCTGCGAGCGACAAAAACGCTCTGTGCGCTCACTGGCTAACTGAGGCTGACGACGCGCTAAATTCTGAGTGGATAAGCCACGGTGCAATCTGGAATAACCCACCGTACAGCAATATCAGGCCGTGGGTGGAAAAAGCCGCTGAGCAGTGCATACAACAGCGACAGACGGTAGTGATGCTTGTGCCAGAGGATATGTCTGTCGGATGGTTCAGCAAGGCTCTGGAGAGTGTTGACGAAGTTCGCATCATCACTGATGGACGGATTAATTTTATCGAACCATCGACAGGGCTGGAGAAGAAGGGAAACAGCAAAGGCTCAATGTTGCTGATTTGGCGACCGTTCATCAGTCCTCGACGGATGTTTACTACCGTATCCAAAGCGGCATTGATGGCGATCGGGCTGGGCGTCAGGAGGGCTGCATGAGGCGACAGCGACGAAGTATCACCGACATCATCTGCGAAAACTGCAAATACCTTCCAACGAAACGCTCCAGAAATAAACGCAAGCCAATCCCAAAAGAATCTGACGTAAAAACCTTCAATTACACGGCTCACCTGTGGGATATCCGGTGGCTAAGACATCGTGCGAGGAAATGACAATGCTTTTAATTCAACCTGGATTTGGACTTAGCATCAAAAAAGGCCACATGTTTGGCGAGAAAGAGTCACAACGAAAAATGGTGTCTATCCGGTTGCCATTTATCAGTATTTATTGGCTAAACAGGGAGGCAACAAATTATTGGTATACATGCGCCAGAGCAGCATTTAACGACCCTGACTGGTTTGTGAAAAACCACCACGCAGTTCGTCAGGCAAAGAGAAAGGCCAATATGACATACATGAAGGCGTATCAAAAAGCATGGAAAGAACACCGCGATCGATACCAACAAGACATGGAAAAGCTTGAATCAGAAAACATGGAATTAAGACGAAAGCTCGGTGAAGCAAAACGAGACATTGATGCTTACAAGCGACTTTTTAATGGTGAAAGCCATGCTTAGCCCATCCCAATCCCTTCAATACCAGAAAGAAAGCGTCGAGCGGGCTTTAACGTGCGCTAACTGCGGTCAGAAGCTGCATGTGCTGGAAGTTCACGTGTGTGAGCACTGCTGTGCAGAACTGATGAGCGATCCGAATAGCTCAATGTACGAGGAAGAAGACGATGGCTAAACCAGCGCGAAGGAAATGCAAAATATGCAAGGAATGGTTTCACCCGGCATTCTCAAATCAGTGGTGGTGCTGCCCGGAACACGGAACTCAGTTAGCACTCAAACTACAAAGTAAACAGCGAAAAAAAGCGGAAAAAGCAGCAGAGAAGAAACGACGACGAGAGGAGCAGAAACAGAAAGATAAACTGAAGATTCGAAAACTCGCCTTAAAGCCCCGCAGTTACTGGATTAAACAAGCCCAACAAGCCGTAAACGCCTTCATCAGAGAAAGAGACCGCGACTTACCATGTATCT